TGGCACAATGACCGCGAGCAACCGCTTTTTAGCGGCGCCCAGTGATTTTTTAGCCCCCTATTCGTTATCGTTTGTTGATAGTGACAGCGATCACGTGTTTTTACAGTTTAAAGACCCCGATTTTGTACAAACGTTTAATCCAGACGCAACAACGACGGGAAACCCCCGGTTTTATGGCGTTTTTGACGTGGATAACTTTATTTTAGGACCTACGCCAAATGGAGCGTATAATGTAGAACTACACTACTTCTATCGTCCAGTGAGTCTAACTGCTGGCGCATCGAGCGGGACAACATGGCTCAGTACCAACGCTGAGATCGCCCTATTGTACGGTTCGTTGATGGAAGCTTACATTTATATGAAGGGTGACCCCGATATGATGGCAATGTACGAGAAACGTTTCGCAGAGGCTATGTCCGGCATGAAGATGCTTGGCGAGGCTAAAGAAGTGACGGATGAATACCGAACCGGACAGATAATAAGGCCTAAACAATGAATATCCCAGCGCTAAACGGCGTTCCAGCCTTAAAGGTTGATGTACACACCACCAGCGGAAGAGGGTTTACGCCGGAGGAAGTTGCAAACAGGTGTGCGGATAAGATCATCGCTATATCCGATGACGCTAACCCGGCCATTAAGGCCCAAGCCCATGCTTTTCGTGGGCAAATAATTAACACATTAGAATTTTATATGCGAGAAGCTATCAAATCCGATAGAACAACCGTGTATAACGCTTTAACCGACGCAGGCCAGCCAGAGCTTGCTAAACTTATCAGGAGAGTATGACTATGGCCTTTTCAGGAAACTACATGTGTACCAGCTTTAAGAAGGAATTATTGTATGGTGCCCACGACTTCGACGCCTCTACCGGCGATACCTTTAAAATTGCGCTTTATACTAGTTCGGCGACGATGACTGCGGCGACGACTGCGTATGCGTCGACTAACGAAACCAGCGGAACAGGTTATACCGCCACAGGTGCAGCCTTAACCCCCGTCGACCCGACCTCTTCAAGCACTACTGCCTTGACTGATTTCACGGACGAGACGTGGACCACAGCTTCGATCACTGCACGAGGCGCGTTGATTTACAACACCACGCCGAATACAACGTCTATTGCACTAACTAATCCGTCGGTTGTTGTTTTGGATTTTGGTGCAGACAAGACTTCAACCGCAGGTGATTTCACAATTGTGTTCCCAACTGCTGATGCAAGCAATGCGATTATTCGGATAGCGTAATGGCCAACACTACCGTCTCATTTAAAGGCTGGAATTCGTCCAGTCAAGGTTGGGGCGGCGGTGCATGGGGCCAAGGTGAGTCTCTTCCGGGATTAACGGGAAATGTGGGCACGGTAAGTGTCCTCAACGAGTTAAATGCCCTTGTATTCGTCACCGGAGTAGCAGCAACGGCCAGTGTTGGCGCGGTTACTGTTATCGCAGAGGCTAACGCCGCAGCTACTGGCATTGCCGGAAGCGGGGGCGTGGGCGCAGTTACCACAGATGCCGAGGCTAACGTATACCCCTCTGGCGCGGGCGCGACAGGAAATGTTGGAACAGTCTCGGTAGAGCCTGCGGCCAATATCCCTGTCACGGGACTACAAGCGACAGGTAGTGTTGGTTCGGTGACTATTGTTGCCTATGCTAACGTTTCTCCGACAGGTGTATCTGGAACAGCTACTGTTGGAGCCGTCTCGGTAGAGCCCGCGGCCAATATTTCTGTTACGGGAGTATCTGGGACAGGCAGTGTTGGAACAGTTACAGCGAAGGGGGAGGCTAACGTTTCTCCGACGGGTGTATCTGGAACAGGTGATGTTGGAACAGTCTCGGTAGAGCCTGCGGCTAATGTTCCTGTTACGGGAGTATCTGGGACAGGAAGTGTTGGAACGGTAGCTATTGTAGCCGAGGCCAACGTTTTCCCAACGGGAGTATCTGGAACAGGCAGTGTTGGAACAGTCTCGGTAGAGCCTGCGGCTAATGTCCCTGTCACGGGACTGCAAGCGGAAGGAAGTGTTGGCTCGGTCACAATAATAGCCAAGGCCAACGTTCTACCGGCAGGTATAGCGGCAACAGGTATTGCTGGAACCGCCGCCATTACCGCCGAGGCCAACGTTTTCCCAACGGGAGTATCTGGAACAGGCGGTGTTGGAACAGTCTCGGTAGAGCCTGCGGCTAATGTTCCTGTTACGGGAGTGTCCGCAACAGGTACCGTGGGGGCAGTAATCGCACGAGCGGGACGTACTGTTGTAGTTACAGGTGTTTCGTCCACAGGGCAGGTTGGTTCGGTCACAGTTATGGCCAAGGCCAACGCTTTCCCACTGGGAATTCAGGCAGCCGGTAGTGTTGGAACAGTCTCAGTAGAGCCGGCGGCCAATATTTCTGTTACGGGAGTATCTGCAACAGGTAATGTTGGAACAGCGACAGCGTATCCAGCGGCTAATATTCCTGTTACGGGAGTTCAGGCGACAGGAACGGTTGGTTCGGCAGCAGTTATAGCAAGGGCCAACGTATCCGTTACGGGAATTCAGGCCACAGGAACGGTCGGAACAGTCTCGGTAGAGCCCGCGGCTAATATTCCTGTCACAGGAATACAGGCCACAGCAAGTGTTGGAACAGTCTCGGTTATTGCCAAGGCCAACGTCTTCCCCACGGGAGTATGGGCTACAGGACAGGTTGGAGTAGTAGCGGCACAAGCAGGGCTAACCGTTTTCGTCACGGGTGTTTCGGCCGCAGGACAGGTTGGAACAGCGACAGCGTATCCAGCGGCTAGTATTCCTGTTACGGGAGTTCAGGCGACAGGAACGGTTGGTTCGGCAGCAGTTATAGCAAGGTCCAACGTATCCGTTACGGGAGTTCAGGCGACAGGAACGGTTGGAACAGTAGCAGTGCAAGCAGGGCACACCGTTTCAGTTACGGGAGTATCGGCAACAGGTGAGGTGGGAACAGCCACAGCGTACCCCACCGCTAATATTTCTGTCACAGGCCTGCAAGCCGCGGGAAGTGTTGGATCGGCAACAGTTATTGCTACCGCTAACGTTTTCCCCACGGGAGTATTGGCAACAGGGCAGGTGGGAACAGTAGCCGTAGAAGAAGGCCACACTGTTTCAGTTACAGGTGTGTCTGCCACAGGACAGGTGGGAACAGCGACAGCGTACCCTGCCGCTAATGTCCCCGTAGCGGGCTTGCAAGCAACAGGCGCCGTTGGAACAGTAGAAGCCCAAGCCGGTCATACTGTTTCAGTCACAGGTGTTTCGGCCACAGGGCATGTTGGCGCCGTAACAGTACTCAACGGACTATCCGTTTCAGTTACGGGTGTACAGGCCGCCAGCGCGGTCGGTTCGGTCACAGTTATTGCCAAGGCTAGGGCTGACGTTTACCCCATTGGCGTAGCCGCTACCGGGCAGACGGGAACAGTAACGGTAGAGACTGGGCAAGCCATCCCCGTTACGGGCCTAGCCGCCACCGGACAGGTTGGAACAGTAGAAGCACGAATGGGACAGACCGTTTTAGTTACGGGTGTGTCTACAACAGGACGAGTGGGTAGTGTCACAACAAGTTTGGGCACTACCGTTAATGTAACAGGAGTCTATGCAACGGGTGTTGTGGGACCAGTACTGGTTTATGGACGTATTGTGCCGGATCAAGATCCGAACTATACTGAGATTACGCCAAGTCAGTCGCCAACGTGGGGCGAGGAAGTTCCCAGCCAGAGTGCAGATTGGAAAAACATAGCAGCGTGAGGAATTAAAGATGCCCAGTACCTATACAGTCAACCTCGGTATTGAAAAACCGAACACCGGTGAGCAGTCGGGAACGTGGGGCGATACGGTCAATGACAATTCTAATATATTAGATGAAGCCATTAACGGTGTCGTTTCGATAACACTGACCTCCGCTGGATCTTCGGGATCTCCCAACCAAATAGCCATCACCAACGGTGCCTCTTCTACGGGTCGTAATAAATGGATCGAATTTGCCGATGGCGGCGATCTGGGTGCCCCGGCGTATGTCGAGCTTATTCCAAACGACGCTGAAAAAATATGCTTTATCCGAAACAGCCTTGCGGGCAGCCGGTCTGTTTTCCTTTTCCAAGGTACTTATAACGCAAGCAACGATCTTGAGATCGTGGCAGGCACTGACGTGGTTGTTAAGTTTAATGGCGGCGGCACAGGTGCTACCGTAGTAAACGCCAACGCCAACTTGGCCGTTGATGCGTTAGTCACACCGTCGCTAGTGGCGACGACCGCAGATATTAATGGCGGCACACTTGACGGATCTGTCATTGGTGGCTCTACCGCCGCGGCTGTCACGGGCACCACGGTGGTTGCTAACACCAGCCTTAATATCGCGGCCGACGGGGCGACCGTCACGGGCATCAAAGACGAAAACGACATGTCGTCTAACAGCGCTACCAAACTGGCCACGCAGCAGTCGATAAAAGCGTATGTTGACGCACAGGTGGGTACGGTGGATACGCTGTCCGAAGTGCTGGCTATTGGCAACACGTCGGGCGCCACTGACATCAACATGGACACTACACAGAAAGTGCAGTTCCGAGATTCCGCTATCTACATTAATTCAAGCGTAGATGGCCAACTCGATATTGTAGCAGACACTGAAATTCAAATTGCCGCAACTACGATTGATATCAATGGCGCGATTAACGCCAGTGGCGAGATCATTGCGGCCTCGATCGATATTTCGGGCAACATAGACGTCGACGGAATCACTAATTTAGACGTGGTAGACATTGATGGTGCGGTTACCGTGGGTGTTGATGACACTGGACACGACGTTAAGTTCTTTGGGGCTACCACCGGCAAAAGTATGTTGTGGGATGAGAGTGCCGATAGTTTAATTGTCACAGGTACAGTAGATGCAACCACCGTAGAGTTTGATTCATTATCCGGCACAGGCGCAGTCGCCATAACGGATATCAAAGATGAGGACAACATGGCGTCTAACAGTGCCACCGCATTAGCGACGCAACAATCAATAAAAGCGTATGTTGATGCACAAGTGCCCCCGGCGGACACGCTTTCTGAAGTGCTGGCGATTGGTAACACCTCCGGCAGCACTGACATCAACATGGACACTACACAGAAAGTTCAGTTCCGAGATGCCGCTATCTACATTAACTCAAGTGTAGACGGCCAGCTCGATATTGTTGCCGACACTGAAATTCAAATTGCCGCAACTACGATTGATATCAATGGTGCGATTAACGCCAGCGGTGAGATCATTGCG